CTTAGTCTCGCTTCTCGATCTCAGAGAAGTGAGCCAGTTTCCGGTTAAACTGACAAACCAATGATTCTTGTGCTGCACAGCACTTGACTAAGAGGTTTCCCTATTACACATAGGGATAGGTTAAGATCGCCACTGGGACCATATAGGGGCTCGGTACAATGGGAAGCATACTTGCCCCCGAGTTGATAAGTAATTAGTCTTTAACGTTAGGACTAATTTTCTTAAATTCGGAATGCAATCTGCAGCCCAGACCTTTGTACCGGGATGAGAGTGAAGGAGACGCCTGGCGTCGTTCAATGGAACGCCAGCAGACCTATGGGCGAACCCCACGAAGGTTTTTCTAGTTGCAACTTTTAGATGATACAGATCAGTATAATCATAATTAGTCGGCAAACCAAGCAAGTGGAGATACTTATTTTGATCCCGAAATAAAGTATCAACCCGGCTCCTTAGAAAAACAGGACAGTTCTCAAACAACTTAGTATGAACAGCTTCTAAAGAAGTCAATCTCCTATATAGGGGATGTGATTCTTCCATAGTATTGTTCGGCTTCAAAGACTGATAATATTTGTCAGCTATGAATGTCTGTAAGGTGTTTAAATGAGAATATCCGTTTTCGTCCATACTGCAGTCTTGTTTACGACGATTTAAGATCAATCCAAAATTAACATAATATTGTTTTCGAATGGAAACCATTCTGTAATCAAAATCATTTAATTTTAGGGTTGACGGGATCCATAGTTCGGAATTGATTTGAAGGAATCTATCAGTAATAAAATTTTTACCGACAGATAAATTAAATCCAGTCTTTACTACGGAATTCTTCCAAAAAGGATAGAAATCGTCGTCACAGCAAAACAAGATGTCGTCTCCGTTGATCAGAGGTAAATCGGGAAGTTCAGCGAAACGTAACTCTTTGTCGTTTCTTTGTTCTTGAGCAACATGGTAAGATACATAGTTTGCAAGACACAGTACCAGGAATGAAAGGTTATGTCCCATAAGTTGTCCATTGGACTGCTTAAAGGACCCCTCTTTGCAATCGTCATTGCAACCGGGAGTATAACCTTCATACCAAGATCCGTACATTGGTGGCTTGTATACAAATCGATTGATTCGTGTATTGTATAGTGATTCCTCAATAGCTATGGCTAATTCTAAATTTGAAAAGTTACGTAATAAATGTTTTGTTATACATTTAGTAACCCACATATATAGATTATCCGTCGCCGCAGAGTAATCACCTGACACAAACTTGCGCCCTATCTTCCATGACATGACAATGGCCAAGATATCTTCTTCTTCTATAGGTCTTCCTATTAATTTGAAGATACCAGAGTCATGTGAACGCATTTGGTTCCAAAGATCTTTTTGGATTCCAGTAAATAGGTGGTATAGACCCGCCGTCGGTTTTGTAATAATCCGAGCCTTCATAGGTTCTAAGATTACTGCCGGCGTGACAGTGAGTCCACCATCCCTTTTCATGCATTCTACCCAAGAAAACTGAATTAACTGATCCATTGAAGGACAGTTAACCCGAAGTTCTCCTATCAAATCACTCCATCCGTGACCATTCCATTCCCGTGCGGATACAAAGCCTACAAAATCATCGATTCCGATGTTATACAATGTATATACATCGAAAGTCTTGATTTGTTGACGCTGTTTATAGGTATCCATTCTTAAAAACTGCTCGACATCTTTATCAGGCATATTATTAAGTATGTGTAGAAATCCAACATTTCCATTATCTCCGAATGAGCACTGTTCTGTACTCTTCCTTGATATGTCAATTGGTTTCTTCTCACGGAAGCGAAAAGGTAACTTTTCGACCGCCCTTTCGAATTGATTCTTGAAATCCTCCTCAGGATCCGAAGTCTTAGTTAACGCAGCTTCATGTTTAGCAAGATTAGCTTGAACCTTATGCGGACGCATAGGTAAAAGCCCTTTCTTGAAACCTTGAAATACTGTGTTAATAAGGACTCCAGCTTTCTCCCTACGATTGCCTGCAGCAATTAATCTTTTGATTATTACTGACAATCTTCTTGGGAAGAGGTGGAAACCGAAGTAATCATCTCGGTATTCAGGACGTTCGACCCCCCAGAAAGTGGAAAAAATGAGATTTACCAGATACTTCATCTGATATATAGGATCGGAAATAAGACAAATTAATTTCCAACGCTCTCTCTCAAATTCCCACTCCCCCTCATCCAGAGTCGTGCCGAACACATGGCACAAATCCTTTACTCTGGACGTGTAATCATTCACTTCTTGGTAGAAGTCATTATTGATGTTGTTGACATCATAACCTTGTGACTCCCAAAGGTGAACGACCGGTAGCGATCTTAACGATGCTTCTAGTCCATTAGGTATAATCATTCCCCGGGTGGAAAGATAACTAATTTGCTTATGGACG